TATCCTTATTAAGTTGTTGCTACAGCTTCATATCTCTTATTGCTTCCAGTATTCGTAATATGTGTCTGAATCTTCAACGTTTACATAATTCATTAAGTGTTTTCCAATACTAGCAATTTCGTCTGTATCATATATATTTTGTATTTGGTAGTTGCCACTCCACGTCTTGACTTTTCCCCTAGCATCTATAAGTGCTTTTGCAACTTCCCATACCGTACTATTGTTTGGGATTATAATTGAATCTTCCTTGATTCTTTTTAGTTCCTTTAGCCATGCAGCTAGCTGCTCATGCTCTTCTCTGAATTCATCACAGCTTGTTACTGCAACTTCTTCTGCGTGATTTATAGCCTCTTCAAGTGTCATTCTCTTTTACCTCCTTAAAACGGTATATCCTCTTCAGTTGCTTCAAAGCCATCCGGCAACTCTTCTTGATAGTTAGGTGCACTATCGCTATATGCTTCGTCTGGCTGTCTTGGAGTTCCTTGCTGACTACTACCCAGGAACTCTACATTGTTAGCGATTACATCTGTTGTATATACTGTCTGTCCTTCTTTATTCTTGTAGCTTCCTGTCTGAATTCTTCCGTTGACTGCAACTTGCTTGCCCTTATGGAGGTATCTATCACAGTTTTCTGCTTGCTTTCCGAATACCGTTATGCGGATAAAATCTGCAGTCTTTTCTTTGTCTCTCCTATCAACAGCTATACTGAATCGTGTAACTGCTGTCTGATTTCCTGGTGTATAGACTAGCTCTGGATCTCTAGTTAGTCTTCCGATTAGTATTACTTGATTCATTTTTTCTCCTTATATATATAAAGGCGGTGATTTATCACAGCTATATGATTTGTACGCTTTATGATCGAAAGGAGATATTTTAAAACCACCACCTCTATAAACTATTTATTCTTCTCGTTCTCTATTCTTGCTAGCGTTCTATTTAGCTTGTAATTCATAATTGGAAGTGTATCGATGTTAAACCCTTGCTTGAACTGCATTATCATGACTTCTACATCTGCCATTTCCTCACGAATGGCTCTGATATCATCTCTGGCTATCGCTGTAATTAGTTCTGCCAGCTCTTCTACAAGCTTCTTTGTTTGCGCCTCTTCTCCGTAGTGTTCCCAAACCTTACGCCCCATCTCTGCATTTGCATTTTCTAGAAGTTCTTTTGTTGTCATCTTCATGATTAGTTCATCATCCTTTCTGCAGCTGCGCATGCTTTCTCAAATGTGTCATAGTTTGTTTTGAGAACCGTTCCATCTTTATGTATCTTTATAGATTTAGTTTCCCACCTGCTTCCGCTCTGTAGTCGGATAGCTCTTTTAACAGTTTCTATAGATATACTGTCTTTCCCCTTCTCCGGCTTGTAGATTGATTCCTTTATGTCACCTGCATCCGAGATTCTTTCAATTTTCTTACCCATTTAACCTTCTTCATCTTCTGGTATCACCTCTTCTATAAGTTGATTCATAAGTTTTGTTCCTGCTTGGAATACTATTGCTAGTGCATCTATCTCTGTTCCATTCGGAAGTCTCTTCTTCTCAGCTAGGAATTCGCTTGCTAGGAAGTCCATTATTATCTTGTCTTCCATATTGACCTCTTTATTTAGCTAGTGTCTCAAGTTCAGTTGTAAGAATCTTCTTCAATGCTCCTTTGAACTTTTCAGCAGATTCCTTATCCATCTGGCCAAGCTGATTCATGCACTCATTGAATGTAGTCTGTAAATTATTAACATTAATCCTAAATGCTGTTAGAACTTCTCCGCTTGCTACAGCTGCATTGAGCTTTTCAACTTCCGCTCTAGCCTTTGATAATTCCTCTTCAGTTTTCATGTTTTCAGCCTTTGCCTGAACCTTTGCTGTAGCTACGGCCTTTTCAAGTTCTCTATCTAGCTCAACTCTTGCCTCTTTAAGAGCTTTCTTAACCTCTTCATCAGTATCACTCTTGCTCTTCTTTAACTTTTCCTTTTCTTTCTTAAGTTTTTCTTTCAACTCTTCAATCTCTTTATCTCTTTTCTCTAGTTCATCAGAGCTTGCTCCTAGTTCGTTCTTTTCTTCTTCCAGCTTCTTAATCCAGCTCTTTAGTTCAACTATTTCTGTATTTTGAGATTTAAGATCTGCGATTTCCTCCTTCAGCTCTCTAACCGTCATTTCAGAAATATCATTGTTTTCTACCACCTCTACAGCTACTTCTTCAGGCGCCGCCAAAAGGGCGAACACCTTGGAAATGCTCAAATCCGCAAACATTTGCGTTTTTGAAAAGAGGCTATTTTCTTCTTCACATCTTTTGGCCAGAGACATCATCATCTCTGCTTTTCGCTTTGAGAAATCTAGATGTGATTCGCACCATGATTCAAACTCACCATGATTTAATCTATCCTTAATGACTAACAGTCTCTGCCCGGCATTAGCTGCAATCATCATTGCAATGTTGCCTATCATTTCCATCTGGTGATATAGTCCATTAACTTCTATCTGCAGTTCTTCTGTTGTTTTATCAACCAGTTCTTTCTGTACTTCGTACTCAACATTTGTAATCTCGTTCATTATGCTGCTCCTTTCATTGTGGCTTTATCAGCTTTCCTCAACCTCTTAATCATCTTTAATAGCCACTTTTCTACCCATTCTGTAACTTCTTTTTCTGGCAGTCTGTTACCTTGTCCATAGCACTGCTTTAACTCTCCTTTTTTTAGGTCAATCTCGACAGTTACAAAGGATTGCTTTTCATCTCTGATTTCTCTTAATACGAATATCGATGTTCTTCCCTCTGTTGCTCTTTCATAGTAAAAGGCTACGCAGTTATGATTGTTGCGACCTTCTTTGTTGAACTCTGTTCTGTTCCTTAGAGGCCTTATCAGATACTTGCTATCTCTCCAGCACATTTTTTCCAATCTTGGCAGAAACTCTTTTTCAAACTTTGATTGTCGTTTTTTATCCGCTTCCTTCCTTATCTTGTCCTTCATAGCTAGATATTCTTCTGACATGCGATCATGTGCTTCTTTAAGATTCTTTGGATATCTGTAATAATCATTTACCGGATATCCGAGTTCTTGCAGTTGCTTAATGTAGTCCTTATACATCCACTTAATGCTGTGATTGATGTAGTTACTATCTTCCTTCATTCGTTTCTTTTGCTTTTCAAAATACGTTGCTAGCCTTACAAAGTTTTCTTTTTTCCTATCCTCGTAGAGTTCCGATAAATGAAATTCTCTTTTTACCAGTTCAATGTGATTCTTCTTGACTTTGCCTTGGTTGGCCAATATTTTGTAGGTTGCGATATTATCTACATCAAACATTCCCCAGCTTTTAAGCTTCTCTATATCCTGATGAGTTATTCCTAGAAATTCAGGAATTGACTTTGCTCTCCAGTTTGGCCCTATGTAGGATGGTAGTTTCACAACCTTGCGTTCAATAATTTCTTCTAGTCCAGCCTTTTTTATAAATTCCACCTGAGGATACTTTGCGCAAAGTGCAACTTCTTTTATCATGTAGTCTGCACATCTAGCATATATATCCATGTACTTAAGGAATGTATTTTGCAACTGCTCTATAGTTACAAGGTTATGTACACAACCTTTATCTATCAGATTAATTGAACCATCTTGACATCTCGACCATCCGCCTCGATAAGCTCCTTGATACTCATACATGAATTGTTCTTCTTGAGATATGCACATAATCTGTTCTATGTATATCTGTGTGTAGTCCCTCATATCAGAAACTTCTTCTCCGTCATATCTCCAGGAGGCATAGGCAGCTACAAAGTAGATTGTTTCATTTCTGTAGAACATCCATAAGTATGTTCTGCCACTTAGCATTGGGTGGCATGTGTGTGGCATGAATGTTCTATTTTGTCCTCTGTACGGTAACCAGTCTCCCTTTCTTATCGTCTCTATGTAATCAAACGTTTCTCCGAACTTTGGACAATGGGCCACCCTTTTAAACCTGTTGTATATGATTGGCTTATCCAGGCTTTCTGTAACTATGTTCTCGAAATCATCCGGATACTCGATATCAACAGGTATGTTCTCTATGTTGCGATATATGTATTCCATAGCTGACTCCTTAAATAAGATCTAGGATATCTACTACATCTGCACTCTGTGACTTTGTATCGTCAATCTCGTAATACTTCAGTACCATTCCTCTCACTTCTTCATCTGAGATTGCAGCCATGTTATTAACAGCTTTTTCTTTTGCTTTGTTTCTTATATCGTTTATTAAATCCTTGATGGACTTCTTGCCATCAAGGATCTTGTTTGCTACTTCTTCTGTGGTGCAGCGTTCGTTTATCGTTTCTTCGATAAACGTAGCCAACGCACCCTTTATTTTCAGCGACTCTTCTGTTATCTTCGCCCTTGCTTCGTTTATTTTTTCCATGATTTACTCCTTTGTCAGAACAACTTCCCCGCTGTGAATACTCTCGTATTCTTTATCTCGTTCAGCTATTCTCTCTTTAATCTGCTCAATAATATTGTTCATTAATTCTCTTGATGATTCGTTTTTCGTTTGTCTTAGACGGTCTTCAAATTTTGATATTCTTCGCTCGTCATCATTGTTAGCGTAGGTTAGTTCGTACATACGAGCTTTGCCGATAGGATCAAATCTGCAATGCCAGTCGTCGTTATACTCGCACTTCTTGCAGCACTGATCACACACTGTGCCGCGTATTCTACGGCACCACCTGAACGCTCGGTTGTCTCCTTGTGTCGGATGCTCAAAACCACACACATCACATTCTGATTTAACGCGAAACATTATTTTCTCTTATCGCCTACCGCTACCATGAATGCTAGTGTTAGACACACAATCGCCGTTACTGTTACTACTGTCCAATTCATCTTTACACCTCCTATAGATAATTGCGGCCAATCAGCCGCATCCATTCTCTTCTTGCTTGCTCTGCTGTATAGCCTTGCTCTATCAACTCAATTTCATATTTCAGTTGATAATGTTGTCTAAGCTTTTTATTTTCGCTTATTGCCCATTCTGTACTGTTGGCATGAAGCTCCTCATGGTGCTTTCTGCAAACATCTACCTGAAACTTGTTATCAATAGATATTTGTCTATTAGCTCCAAAGAACACTTCATGTCTTTCTGCATTTCCTTCTCCGCAATACTTACATCTCCTGTACTTCTTGTTTTTCCAGCCATTGACCTTTTTCTTTTTCTTTGTTGTCTTTGGTTTAGGAAATGGGCAGTTTTGATAGTAATTGTCTAGCTTGCTCATAACATCAGCCACACGACCGGAATTGCGAGTGCTACAATCATTCCGATGTCAAATATCAGAAATAACATATTTGCATTCTTGTAACTGCCCTCGATGTATTCATATAACCCCGCTAATCCCACTAGCAGCATTGCCATAATTAGCCACCATGAAGCTTTTAACATTTTTCCTCCTACTCGAACTTTACCCTTCCCCATGTATCAGCATCTTGAGTCGCTGATTCTTTGTAGCTAACTATAGGGAGTGCTAGCTCTTCTACTATTGCATCTTCAATCTCTGGAAGCTCCGTCCTTGTGAGTTGTTCTTCAGAGAGCATATCTCCGAAATAACGCTTTCTTCTATCGATATCCATATATGCCTCCTAGATTGTCATCTGGTTTGTCTGCTTTTTTGTTCTCTTGATATCTACCTTGCCAGCTACACCATTGATTCTGATTTCACTGTTGGCAGCACTGAATTTTGCATTACTGATAAATCCTGCATGGATCAGTTCGCATGTTGTTTTCACATACCTAAGACTTGTATCATCCAGCGGTATGAAGTTGAGATTCCTCGACTGCTCTCCGCATAGCATCTCAACGTTCTCTTCCATCATGCGATGCCATTTTGCCTCATTCTCACAATCGCATGATTCACTAGCGATTCTGTCAGCTTCTTCCTGAGTCTCTGCAGATACTAAATGCATCTGTCCGCAGTTTTTACATAATCCTTCCATGTTGTATTCCTCTCTATATATGTTGTGATATAATTGTTAAAAATTTTAATTTGTCTATCATGTGAGGTATTTTATGAAGTCAAAGATAAAAAATATGTTCTTGATCATCTAAACGATGACGACCACCATTTTGAACTCAATTCTGAACATGCGGATTCTTTAGGAATCAGCTTTGAAGAGCTGCGCTCTATTCTTCTTCAGTTAAGTTCAGAAGGGGCTTTTTTAGCGCTTGATTATGACGATGCTGTATTATGTGAGGAATTTCCCCCTTGTACAGACCCTTTTAATCAAGAGTTTTAGTTTTATCTCTGGAGGGCTAAACAGCTCTCCTATTTTCTTGACCTATATACAGTTCCACCCTCTTTTTTTACCCACTTATTTATTTCTGCCTTGTCTTCGGCACTTACAGACTCCTTCGCCGCAAAAATATGTATGTGGGAGTTCCCATGCGGACAAGACACGATCACTATTGCTTCTTGTTCAGTTATTGCTCCTATAAAATCTGCTATCTTCTGCGCAACCTCTTTATCAAGAGAGCCTTTGAAAGCTGTACTTCTACACTTACCCATGTTTTACCTCTTTTCTTTCGTTCAATGTATCCTGTTCAATCTCTCCCTTATACACTTGATAACGATGTAATTCTGCTAGTATAAATGTGATACCTACTAGTACCATGCCGATGATGAATGTTTTAATTACCATATCGAACTCCTTGCCTCTGCTGATACAAGTCCGTACTGTGGGAATTCTCCGTTAAAGGCTTCTAAAAACTCCTCGTCTGTAAACGTTGAGAACGCAATGATTTGTTCGTAAATTGTTGAAAAGACAGCAGCTTGGAAGTTATACATTACAACGTAATCTCCTGCGTCTTCAGGGCTTTCTCCGTAAACCCTATCAAGCAGTTTCCCCTGTTTCCCTTTATATTCGAATCGAACAAACAACTGTTCGCAACCCTTTACATTTTCGGGCGGTGGCAAAATCTCGCGGTCTAATATGATTAGTTTGTCTTTATTTTTTGTCATAACTCCTCCTTACTTATCTCGCCCCTAGCATGTAGAGGAACAGCCATAATACTGGTATCAATCCTGCAAAGCTGAT